ATCCGGTCTGGGTGCAAAGCCAATCCGTGTAATTTGATTTCCGCTTGTTTCAATATCGACCGAAAGTATCTTGCAGCCACGGATGTACCGGCGGATGAAGATCCGTATTTCGGCCAGGGACGGTTCGGTCCAGATCGTACAGGGGGGACGTTTGACATCGGGGGTTTCCTTTTCCTTCAGGATCTTTGATAGATCCGCTACAGTTGTGGGTCTGAGTTCCCATTGTCGGGTGACTGCAGAAGGGTGATAAGTAAGTAGAAGCTTATAGCCAGCAACACAATGAGTGCTGACGCAAGTAGTACCGCGAAGTTTTGTAATGCCGGTACGGCCTCCCATAGCCCAAAGAGCAGAATTGCCCAAACAGACAATGATATTAGGGTCACAAGCAAGGATCTCATCACCAAGCCGGTCAAGTTCATGTTGGAACTCCTTTCGGACGTATTTGGATTTGGTAAGGATCGGATACCCGGCGATGCCTTCGGCCTTGCCACCACAGAAGTGGAGAAGGTCATTGCCTGGCGGGTGCTGTTGGAAGACGTTGGTGCGGTATAACTCTGGGTGAAGGTCCCATATCGCTGCTAAGGCGTAGGGGTCCTTGGCCCGGTACCACTTCGAGAGATGAGTTCGGTCCTGTAGGGTGAGGGTGATGACATCGGCATCATTCAACATCCGAAGCAACTCGGCTCCGGTAGCCCCTACGAAGCCCTTTCCTATTTTTTGCTCATTCTCACCCATTGCTTCCCCAAGCAAAAATATAGGCTTCAAAGCAACCTCCCGGTAATAGGATCGCGTTGCCTCTCCTTGATATGTAGTTCTGCATGACAATTAGGACAAAGGACTTCAATGTTATTGTCGCTGCTATTCTTTCTGTTTTTGTCTTTGTGATGGCATGTTAGTTCCTCCATGCCTTTGAAATCACAACGTTCACAGATAAATAAGCTCCTTCCTGAATTTGTGACTGCTTCCTTTGCTAATTTAGTTTCATATTTCTTGTTGGCGCCTCCTTTGAAGGCGTTAGTATTTCCTTCTCTACCTCCTATCGGAAATGGAGAAAGCCCCCAGTACTGACAGAAACGGTAGATCGTATCCGAGGTACAACCAAGTTTCTCAGCTACTTCCTTTTGTAGTAGACCTCTCTCACGTAGAAGGGTTATGGCTTCATGTTTCTGCTGAACACTTAGGAGTTTCCACATATCAGTTTCCTGTTTGGGCTTCGCCGAGGAGGAAGATGGGTTTCATCTAGAGCCTTGCAACCTTCTGATCTCATCATCCAAATACCACTGTGCCTTCTTCAGGTTCTCGATGGGATCCCCTTTGTCTTGGTAGCGCCAGATGTACTTGATGGCATTCCCGACGTTGAAGTTGAGATGTCGAGTGATCTCAATACATTCAACACCGCTTGGGTGGCGTCGGTAATGGGAGGGATTGATCGGGTCTTCCGCAAGGGCTGGGGCCTCAGAACGGATGGCTTCCGTGTCAGACACCTCCTGATCGTCGACTCGTCCCGGTGGAGTGCTCTTGCGATGTAGTAAATTGACCGGCCTTCCTGGTAAACCCGGCGCGAAAGGGCTCGGTCCAACGGAGTCATCTGCGTTCGTATCTGCGAGGGCTTTGATTCCATCATTCAACTCCTGTTGCATGTCATCGGTGAGTTGAAAGGGTTTTGTCATTGGGGCTCCTTCGAAGAGAAAAGGGAAGGGAGGCATTTGCGCCCTCCCTTCCAGTTGGCCCGGAACTGGAGTACCGGGCGGGAGGCCCCAACGGGTGAAGTTGGCGTCACCAGTTGGGGGAGGGGTTAGTCGACCCGGGCTGTCCGGCCGACCTTCGAAAAGGTCCGGGTGCCATCATCGGACTGTTCGTGTTTGATATTGATGATGACCTCGGAGTTGGGCACGTCGTCGAGACCCTCGGCCATGGTCTTGCCGGTCAGATCCACCCCGCAATTGATAATAAACTCCTTCAGCATGTTCGCGGATTTGGGGGTGATGTAGAAGATATTCTCCACTTCCTGACCGGCGATGGTTTCCCCGTCGGCCTCGAACTCAGCGATGGCATCGGGGTCCACATCGTCGAGGGGGGCGACGATCTTATGGGTGAATTTCAGAAAGTCGGTCTTCTTCTTCGAAGATTGCCCCTGTTCTGGAAGCCCGATCACGACGGTGTGATAGGACCCCAAAGGCAGGGTCGGCATTGGTTTGATTTCTTCAGAAGGACGGTTCAGAATGTCTTGGAAATTTGTGCTCGTCATTTGGTCATGCTTTCATAAGGGGTTGGAATGGTTCAGGGATGTCATCACTCAGGCTCTTTGTAGATTTTGGCCCGAACGATGCAGTCCTTGGCTTCGAGAAGCTTGCGAAGACCTGCTGTTCGCTCAGGGTTGGAAGGTAGGATAGAACAGATCTGATTCGCCAATTCACCAAATGGCTTGCTGATCTCCTGTAGGTGTGGTGGCAAATGGGCATATTCGAAGAACTGTAACATTCGATCTTGCATCAAACTCTCCTTTGCAACGTCACCGCCTTGGGACGTGTTGGTGGCACCAGAGTGGCGGTCTTGGGTTCTGGTGTAGCTACAGGGGGCTTGGCCCGTAGGGTTTCGAATATCTGGGCCAAGCCGGTGTCAACATCGAGGGTCTTTGTCTCGAAGGCCTTTAGTTTGGGCATGGCCAGATCAATCGTTGCATCTGACTCAAGTTGAAGCGCACGCTTTTCGCCGAGTTTCTTGAGGCGGATGTAGACAGGGAAGTATTGGGGGATCTTTGGGGAGAGCTTTTGGCCTACTCCCTGTGGGAAGATTTTATTGGTACCATCTGCCTGTTCCATGTATTGCCCATGACAGATGACGATGACGTTGGTCTCGAAGGTGGCCGAGGTGAGGTTTGCTAGGACCATCTCCACTGCGTCTTGGGCTTGGCCGTAGACGGCCCGGCCGTCCTTGTCTCCGGATTTGCCGGGTTTGATGATCATGTCATGGAAGTCATAGGCCGCATCGCAAAGGCGGGAGAGGGAATCGATGACAAGGATGCAATCCGATCCCCATTCCTTTGGCTTGCCATAGTCGATGTCGTCGTATTTCCAATGATCGAGCATCTTCATGGCATCGACAAAAGCCTTGGCTGGGCCGTCTAGGGCTACGCCCAAGGGACCGGTCTTGTACTTGTCCCGAAGGGTACGGTACTCCACCCCTTCGATCTTCGAGGGGCATTCCACTAGGAGCCGTTCTTTGAAAGGGTCCAGAAGGTTGTCGAAATCGAGAATGCGGAGCTTGTATCCGGCCCGGACAAGGGACCAAAGCGATGTGGTCTTCCCAGACTTAGAGTCCCCCAGGAACAGGACCTTGGTGAAGAGATTGGATTGATGTTCAGCTAGGCTGGGCATCGCTATGCTCCTTGTAGAAGTTCTGAAGACGTTCAATCAATATGAGAAGGTCATCCCATTCTTCATCTTCCAAGGAGGCTGACATAGCCTGGGCCGTGGTGAGGCCAAAATCATGTTTGAATGCTTTAATATTCTCAATGATCTCTTCAATTGTTCGTTTTGGCAAGGAGCACCTCCGTGTAAAGGGTCAGCAGGTCCCCATCTTTGATATCGTATAGATGGGGATGGCTCAGTTGAACGGTCATGGTGGTAGACCCGCCAAGGGCAAGCTTGAAGCCAAAGTCCCCACGTTCGATCACACGGGCCTTTCCAAGGGGCAGGATTGCCCTCATCTGCTTTTCATTCATTCGTAGGTTCCTGCCATTTCGTGAAATGATCACATTCGGGGTTGGTGCAGTATATGTATGGCCCATATCCTATAGCGAGGCCAAAAACCATCTCGAGTTCCGACCCACACTTGGGGCAGGGGTTAAAGACTAACGAGTCATCAACGGATTCCATCTTTCCTCCTGGGGTAGTTGGATGAAGTCACTCTTCAGGTAGTGTTCACGCACGGAAGGGTTCTTGCTGCATACGTCCCTGAAGCGGCACCCTCCATATTTGTCACAGGACATGTCATTCATGGGCCAATGCCCCGCTTCCGCGAAAGCCTCGGCGGCGTTGAGATGGTACTCAAGGTCGTTGAGCCATTCATCAATAAGATCGTCGCTTCGGTAGGTAAACCC